CATATTTTTCGCAGTAGGTGGGATTTCGAGCATCACCAGCATACCAAATCTTGTAGATGGTGCAGTCAGCATCTTGATATTCTATGACCTTGAGATATTCCAGGTAATCACGACCATATTCGGTCCATACACGCCAATCAATCACACGCTCGGCACTGCAGGTTGATAGATAGGGACGATTGTTCTTGGCCACTTCAGCGGGTAGATCCACAAAGATCCACGACCATCCTTCAACACCGGCCATTGAACAGGCCTGTTCCATCACTGCGGTAAATGAGTTGCCATTGAGGTCAGCGTTGAGGACGAAGTCCTCATACCAGGCTGGGATATCCAACACCACATTGTTTTTGCTCAAGAAGGCTGGGTGTCGTGTGGGTTCTTCTTCATAGACCACATCCACGATTTCATCCACAATGGCCTTACAGATTGGCATCACTGCCACATTCAATAATTTGTCTCTGAACAGGGCCGCATCTTCACTGGGACGCTTGATCAAGGTCATATTCTTGAAGGCAGGCCCACCCTCGTAGCCATTGCGATAACTTTGCATCTGGGCATTTATAGTTTGCATCAGGTGGCTGGGTGCTGTGAGTTGTCTTACGGTCAGTGTCACGGTGTTTTCCTTGAGTTTATACTCGGCATAGACTATTTACGCAGATTGGGATATATAGCCAATCTTATACCAATCTTTGATGGATAAAAGAGCAGTAGTCAGGATCTATCTCTGTGCCTATGCTGTCCAGGCCCATCTCTTGGGCCACTGCCAAAGTTGTGCCTGATCCAGCAAAGGGATCATAGACCACCTGGCTGGGTTGTGCTCCTGCCACATTCAGGCAATGACGCACCAAGTCTCTGGGAAATATAGCAGGATGGCCTTTGTCGCCTTTTAGGAGTTTGGCATCTAGGCCCATATAGCCTGTGGTTTCATAGGGTATGTGCCAGCAGGTTGTGGTGGGTCTATGTGTGCGTCCAGTGCGTTGGAAGTTGTCTTCAGCATATTCAGGACGATAAGGCACTGCGGATTGGGCAAGACTAATGGGTGTAGATCCCTTGTGTGTAAAATGCCAAACGGTTTCGTGTCCGTGTGGCAAGACATATTTGCTGTTGATATTCACGGTGCTACGACCATAGATGTGTCCTTTGAACTCTACGGCCTTGGCCCAGACTATGTTGTTTTGAACACGCCAAGGCACCTGGCGGGCAACTTCATAGGCCAGGAATGGATCTTGGCTGTTGCCGCAAATGTTCAAGAATAGGTGTCCTGTGGGTTTCAATATGCGACAGGCCTGTGTCCATATCGCCGCCTGCCAGGCCAGATAATCCTGTCTGCGATCCTTATAACCATTGTAGGCTATGTTTCTATTGTAGGGCGGGCTAGTCACTATGATGTCTACGCAAGCATCAGGTTGAGTCAGCATCCATTCTAAACAATCTTGTTGATATAGTTGATAGTTCATATTATGACCAATATTCGGCCTCTTGTTCTTGTTGGACTCTGCGTATTAGACTATCCACGGTGGGCACACCGTCAATGGTGTTGATCACTGCGGGATCACGCATATAATCCGCACCGGGTTCGGCCTGGAAGTATTCAGTGCTGTCCATATACTGCGGTAGTGTGGGCTGTTCGTGTGTCATTGGGAATAGATAGTGTATGCCATATCTTACGCAATCACCCAGGCCGTCGATGTGTGCGTATTTGGCATCAGTGTATTTGACCAACTTCTTTCTTGATCCATCTTCATAATGATAGGTTTCTAATGCGTCCAACAACCTTGTTTCGGTGTGAGGGATCACCAACCTGCCTTGACCGATAAAAGCATTACTACTATTATCAGTGTCACTAACCAAGGGGTTTGATCTGGCTGTGTTAAGAATTCTGAATCCATACTTTTCCAATATTGTCTTGTCGGTGGTGCCGAATGCTGATGTGGTATCTCGATTCAGTTGTGAGCCTGACATATCCATCACGGCCTGGATTGTTCTATGTGGGAAGTCAGCACGAATCTGTTGGGCTATGCCCTCTGTGCCGCAGTCTGGTATCGCATAGGTTCGCAGGATTTCTAAACGGCCCGTGGTGGTTCTTGTATCGCCTTGAACTTGTGCCACCACGGCACACATAACTCTCTTGTTGAAGTCGTGGAAACTATAGATTTCACGGCCACGATCCTGAACAGGTCGGTCTTGGGCCATTGTTCTACGCCAGGTATAATAAAATTGATCTGTGACACTTCCCCAATCACACTCAAGGTCTTTCTTGAACTTGAGTGGGCTCAAGAGTTGTCGTTGTTCTTCCACCCAGGCGCGAGGTTGAACTCGCATCTGTTCCCAGGTTCTATGTAGCACGGTCCAGGAGTCAGGATGATCTAGAGCAAACTGATAGATATCATAGAAAGCATTTTTGCCTTCAGGGGTGCTGATCAAGATCATACGACCAGCACTATCAGGTTGTCCGGGGATGGGGCGGGTTCTATTGCTGAGTTCTTGTAGGGCTTCTTGGCTGAATTCGGCGGCTTCATCGGCTATGACCAGGCTGGCATTGATACCTTTCAAGCCGGTTTCAGCACTCAAACAAAAGATTCTAATACCGTTGGGGAATGTGATTGTTTTGGAGGAGTTGTTGATATCTTGTTCATCCTTCAATCCCCATAGGGCCATACACCGTGATTTAAGGTCCTTCCAAATGATCCTGGTGACCATAGGTGCTGTAGGTGCGATGTATAAGATATCACGGCCTCGGTGTATGCTGGGTGTGGTGGCGGCTATACACAACATCCACGACGCCAGAAAACTCTTTCCTGAACCAATGGGCAATACCAGGCAGGCGTTTCGATCACTCATCATAATATCCCAGACTTCACGCTGGCCACCGTAGAGAGTGAGTCGGTGTGTGTTGCTCATATTTCAAATAATCCATTTCCGAATACATCCTGATCTATAGGCAGCCATAGTTCTCGAGGTGAGGTATTTTTTACCATATTCTTCCAAACATATTTTCCTTTAGAACTTTTATAGGCTCCTGATGAGATATATTTTTTATATTGTTCTTCTTGAATATCTTGTCTATTTTTTGCTCTATTGGCCAGTTGAGAGGATGTATTTTCTCCAGCAAATAGGGTGCTATAAATGTTAGGATTAAACTCATAAATCAATACGGTCTTAAATGCCCATATAGAACCACCTTGACTTAATACCCTTGGAACATATTCCCAATCTTCTAACTCCTTGAGTTCTTCACTAAACAAAATAGGCTCTCGTCCTGATCGTATTTGATTCTTTAACCAAAATAAACTACTTTTCATATAGTTGGCTCTAAACAATGGTATATGTGTAGAAATCCTTTCCTTATTATCATCCACATATCTACCCCAGGCTTGATGTCGAGGAACTAATGGCATAATAACATCACAATGAGCATTTAAGATTTCTTTATTTTTTTCTATAGTAGTAATAATATCCATTCCGTGGATTCTATAATCTATTACGGTATCATTGTCTAAAAATAATGCCCAATCTTGATCAGTTTCATTAAACATTTTAATAAGTTGATTTCTGGCCTGTCCTGGAGGCACCAATGGATGATCGTGATAGATTATTCTTGGATGAGGTAATCTTAAACTATTAGATTGACAGCCAACATATCGATGATCATACTCCATACTTAAAATATGGATTTCTTCTATACCAGGTTGTTGGAGTAGATTTACAAGTTGTTGATAATGATAAGCCTGTCTGGCTAATCGTGTTTTAAGTTCTCGACCAAAATAACTTATTATATAAGCATTCATTGATCTATTTCTCTGTGGTCTAATAAGATTGTGGGTGCTATGCTTTGGCCCAAGGAGGTGATATCTACCTTGTCGGCGATGACCTTGTTCAATAGGAACTGATCATATTTGGCCTTGAGATGTGGGTCATCACCATACACAGCCTGTTGATAGTTGAGTGCCAGTTGAACGGGGAATGGTATGCCCAAGGTGTTTTCAAGACTTTCTAAGATGTCTTTGGCACTTAATTTGCTCAATGAGCCACGGGGGCGACCAGCACC